TTACCGAGTTTTTTAACAGCACCGCTGCCACTATAAACGTCCCTATTGGGGCTGGAACAGCGGCAGGGCAGGGTTACGGGATCCATAATCAGCACCCGAACGGGCAGTACGCGGCGCAGTACTGGACTCAGCTGACCAGTAATCGAACATTCGTGCGCGTTAAGAGTGCCGGAACTCCGCTGGCATGGAGTGAGTTCGCGTTTCTCAACGCGCCAACCTTCACCACCTCGCTGTCCGTTCAAGGGCCTGTCTTGGTGGGCCAATACCTTCTGGCCAGCCTGCCGGCTGCCAGCGCCTTTTCCGGCTTCGAGATCGACGTCACAAACGCAACTGGCGGCTCCAAGCGTTGCCGCAGCAACGGCAGCGTTTGGCAAATCCTCAACACAACCACCACGGTGAGCTGATATGGCACTTACTGAAAACACTCGCCCTTACGAAGTGCTCGTTCGCATTCATGCAGACGGCACCGTGAGTGGGCAGAAGCAGACAATTTCCGAGGTGTTCCGTGACGAAGTTTTGATCGCGGCCACAATCAATCCTCCGGAAGAACTGAGCGAAGATCAGAAAGCGCTCGCCCAACAGATCGCCGACGAGGTTTGAGATGACGACTTTTGCCACCTTGAACCCTGTGCTGCCGACCGGCTCAACTGACCCGCGAGACCTCAAGGACAACGCCGAAAATTTCGACGTGGCGGTCAATTCGCCAAACTTGGCTTGGGTTGACCGCCTGGGCGTGATCCGTCTCAGTTGGACGGGAATTGAAAAGCAGTTCGCCAACTTCCTGATCAACCAAGGTTTTCAGTTTCTCGGCGACTATGCGTCTGGTCCGATCACGATCGGGGCACAGAACCAGGTATTCAGCCGGAACGGAAACTACTATCGCCCGGGCCCGTCCTTGGTGCTGCCCTACACAACGGTCAGCAACTGGGCCATCGATGAGCCGAAGTTCCTGGTTGCCGGTGATGGGGTTCTGCGCAATGAGCTGACATCTACCGCGCTCGACAAAGGCATCAGCCTGCTGCCTGGTGGCCAGCGCCTGGTTTCGACACTGGCAGTACTGAAGACGATGCCCTCGACCACGCCCGCTACCGAGGTAAAGCTTTCCCGGTATCGCACTGGTGGACCGATCATCAACACCGAGTACGAGGCTGACTTCGCGGATGTCACCACGGTGGCAAACGATGTCGACACTATCCGAACCAACGCAGGTTTGCTGTACCGCATGAAGCACACCGGCTGGGCCACCTACCAGGCCGCCGGAGCAATGGGGGACGGGGTAACCAACGACGCGGACGCCATTGACCGTTTCCACGCGTCCCAACTCAACTTGGCAGGTATTGGTAAGTTTTTGGTGTCACGGGGTGTTACCTTTCCATCGCCCGCAGGTCGCGCGATCAATGGTGTGCCAGGGCAGTTTTCGATCATTTCCCAGGCAAACACTTCCCATGAGGTGACGTTTCGCTCGGTAAGCCCGGTAGGTCTTAAAATCACCGGCCTTGAGGTGGATGCAAACTCGTTTAACCGCCTCGGCGTCCTTACCACACGAACGATGGCTATCGAAATTTCTTCGGGCACCGACTGCGATCTTATCGATTGTATCGGGCGCAACGTAATCGGATCCCCTGTGGCGCCGAGCCAAATCCCAGGGGTGTGCATTGCCACATCCGGTTCCGGCATCCGCGTGAACACTGAGCGTTGCAAGGCCTTCAATGGCGGAACCTCAGATCGCCCGGCAGATGGTTTCTTCTGTTCCAGTTCCTACTCGACCAACACAAATGATTACGCCGAAAACTGCTTTGACACCGGCGGTGTTGTTGAGTCGTGCAGTTACAGCGGGTTTACAAATCTGGTCACTAAAAACTGTAGCGCTCCTGGGGCAATCTCAAACGCCGTGAGTTTTGACACTTACGGCTGCTACATGGACGTGCGCGGAGAGAATTGGCGCAGCGCGGTCACGGGGGGCGTTCAGGTGCTCACCGCCGCCGCCGGAAATCTTATTGACTGCTGGGCACGGGTTACTCTCACCGCAGTGGCTTATGGCATAGGGCCGGCAGTTAATTTTCGGGAGACAAGCACCGGGCGTATTGATGGTTTTACCCTCTATCCCCAAGTCAGGGGTGGAAACGAACAGGGAGTGGTGGGGACTGGCAAGCGGATTAACATCCTGAATCCTTCAATTGCTGGAACAACTGGCACTGGGGTGCAGTTTGGTGGGGACTCTACGGTAACCATCACTGGCGGGGACATCCTTGGAGCCCTCCATTCTATTGCATCCACAGGAACCGCACGGATCGTGGCTACGGGCACCGTCTGTAACTCGCCGGTCGCGTATTGCATGTACGCCTACGACACCAGTTCTATCTTTTATAACTCGGTTGTCCCACTCAGCCCTGGGTCGGGTTATGTCGGGAAGGATGCCGGTGCAACGATAAATGTATTGGGTTCACTTGGTGGCGGTATAGCCCTGCCCTGCCCGGCGCGGTTGCTGGGGCCGCTGGCGGCAGCCAGTCGTCAAAGTTCCCGGTCTACGGGCCGGCTGGCCAGACGCTTGGGTTCGTGCCGCTGTACCCAACGTAATGGCGATCAGTAGGGACTGGCAATCATGACGAGTTTTGTACTCAATCGACTCTACTCAAGCGGCGGCACCGAGATTCTCCATGGAACGCTTGAGATCACGGACGGCGTGGCCCGCCACTTCCTCACGGATGGGTTCGAGGATTTGGAAGTTGGTCTTGAGACTGGCGGACTGGCAACGTTTCTCGCCTGCGGCATATCGATTGCTCTGCCAAAGCGCGGAAGCGATGGAAAACAAGACCTGAAGTTTGCGCTGTGCAACATTGACGGCAGCGTCTCTGGGTTCCTGCGTGCTGCGCTGAAGGATCGACGCGAGATCAATCTGGTGTACAGAGAGTACATCAGCACTGACCTGGCTTATCCGTCAAAAATCCTGCGGTACAAGGTCAAAAGCGGTTCCGTGACGGCAACCGAGGCTCAGATCGTAGCCGGCTACTTCAACCTGCTCGAAACCCTCTGGCTTCGCTTCAACTACACCGGCGATTTTGCCCCAGGCATGCGGTACCAATAATGATTGATCACAGCAAATACCTCGCTGGCCAGTACCACGAGGGCGGGAGAGTGTGGCCGCTCGTTGACTGTTACGGGCTGGTTCTAGAGGTCAGGCGCGACCTTGGTCTGCCGGACTGGCCTGAATGGGCTGACATCCGGGCCGGTGACGGATCCATGGTCGAGGTTGCCGGCAAGTGGTTTCCCACGCTCACCCCGTGCGAGCCAGAAGAGGGCGCCTTGATTGCTCTGTACCAGGGAAGTGAGATGCGCCACGTAGGTGTTGTGGTCAGGTGCGGCGCATCCCTTGAGGCATTCGAAATCACCGAGAAACAGAACGTCATCTGCCTGCCGTTGCACAGGCTCAAGCGCCGCTTTGTGCGTGTGGAGTACTACAAGTGATCGAGATTTACCCATCCCGAATTGGCGTTAAAGAGGGCGACTGTTTGGCGTTGGAGAGGCACCAAGTCAAAGACCAGACAACACTAGCTGGGTGGCTGTCGGAGAACGCGAAGGGTTTCGAAATTGACGCGGTTCATCCTATCTGTATTGAGGTAGGTGGTGTTCTGGTTCCTGTTTCTGAGTGGTCATCAACCATCGTTGACGGCGATACAGACGTGAAGATTTATCCAGAGGCTCGCGCTGTTGGCGCAGTAGCGGCGGCATGGGCTGCGGTGGCCTTGGCCGCTATCTCGATCGTGATGATTCTAACAATGCCAAAGGCTGCCAAGGCAGCAAAGCAACAACAGGGTGACGATCTCGATGCGTCAACGGCAACTGGGAACCATGCAAAGCTTAACTCCCCAATCCGTGAGATTTTAGGGCGGGCGAAGGTTTATCCAGACCTTCTCGTTCCTCCGGTATCGAGATTCGTCAACAAGCGAATGATGATCACAACCTTGGCGCTATCCGTTGGTAGAGGGCGCCATGAAATACCTCCGAGCAGCATAAAAATCGGAGATACGCCAGTGGCTGCCTTTGGTTCTGACGTCAATTACACGATTTACGAACCTGGCGCATCACTGCTCGGCGATTCGCGAGCGCGGAATTGGTATCCAGCAACAGAGGTTGGTGGCACCAACGCTGGTACTGCAGGTCTTGACCTCTCAAGCACTGCGCCGTCGGAGTCTGTCGCCTTGGGTGATTCGATGCTCATTAGCGGAAATACTGTCTCGCTTCTTGGAAACAGTCCTCAGTTTCCGGATAGTTGGGGCTCGGGAACGATCGTAAAGCTCATAGCGCCGGATACCTTCACCGTATCGTCTGCGGGCAGCTACAGCCGGATCGCCGGAGGTATCGCCGACCTTGGGCCATTTATTGGCATGAAAGTTACGCTTCGAACTGATACCGATATCGACCTAAAAATCGCCAGCTACTTGCCGTACGTCGCGCCTGTGCCTGGCGTAGGCGGCTCCCCCTCCGCAGTTCTTGCCAGCGCCTCACCGTCAACCTACGACTTCAGTTCCGGCGCGGTGGTTTGGTCGGTAACCTTCCAGGGTGTTACTCGCACGGTTTCGCTGAACTCGAACTATTCCAGCATGAGCGGATTGATTTCGAGCATCACATCTCAGCTATCAGGGATCGGACTGGTTGCGCAGGAAAGCTCTGGACGAGTCAGGCTGGTAGAGCCACTAAGTCCTTACAAAGGCGGGTCCATATCCCAAACAAGCGCCCCGGTGCCGATTTTTGGCTCGGGGCCGACGTACACCGTAGGAACAGCCTCAACAGGCGGATCGCCTGAACAGCCTGCCAGCATTACCTTGGAATACGATGACGGATCACCGTTTTCAGGGCTGGCGCCAGGGCAGCAACGCTTAGCCTTAGGATACCGAGGTTTCCGTTACCAGATTGCATCTGTTAGCGGATTGACAGCTTCGGTGCTGCGCATCACGGACACAGGAGTTGTTGACTCGTCCTGGCCTGGATTTACAGCACGCACGCTCCTTGATTTCTCTATGTCTGGCAGTGGCGGTTCCGGGAACTGGATCGGCTCATTCATGGGTTGTCCTGAATACGAACTCGCGACCGAGGCTGAGTACGACGTCTTCTTCAGTCAGGGGCTTTGCTACTACAGCAAGTCCGGAAATATAAAGATCTCGTCAAAGTCAGTTCAGGTTCGCTGGAGGGATGCTGCGATCGGTGGCGCATGGACCAATATCACCCACGTATACACCGAAGCGACACCAGACCAAATTGGATTTACTCACCGCGTGGTATTCCCTTATCCGCTTCGTCCTGAGTTTCAAATGCGGCGTGTGGAGCCGGTAGCAGGCGGCCAAGCTCGTGACGCTATCCAATGGTATGGTTTGCGCACACTCCTTCCAGATCCGGGATCGTATGATGGGATCACCGTCATCACGATGGATATCCGCGTTGGCGATCGCCTGAGCGCGCAGTCTGAGCGCCAGGTCAATTGTGTTCCAACTCGGCTCTACGATAATGCGCCGGCTCGATCCATTAGAGGGGCAGCACTACATGTCTGCCAAGGGCTCGGAATTGATGAGTCGCTAATCGACATGGATGCTCTCAACGCAGTAGACCAAGAATATTGGACGCCGCGTAGCGAGCTATATGACATGTCCCACGAGAAGCCGAACCCGGTTCGTGAGGTTCTGCAGGGAATTTTCACTGCTGGCATGTCTCACCTTTCTAGCGGTAATGGCTTGCTCAGCGTCAAGCGTGAAGGCATTCAGCCGCCGCGGGGTGTGATCACACCGCACGAAATGACCAGCGAACTGACTGCCAGCTTCACTGCGCCAAGCCCTGACGACTTCGACGGGGTAGATGTCGAATACATCGACCAATACACCAACCGCAAGGAGACAGTGCAATGCCGTCTTCCTGGGAGCGTTGGGCTTAAGGTAGACAAGATTCAACTGGACGGTGTGTCTGACCGAACCAGGGCATGGCGCATCGGGATGAGGCAGCTGCGCAAATACCAGTTCTCGCGCTGGGGATATAGCGTCGACACGGAAATGGACGCACTGGTGTTCGACGATATCGACCACATAACGCTGGCCGACGACATACCCAATACCACCAGCAGCGCGCTGATCATGGGGGTTAAGAAAGTGGGCGAGATGTATTTGCTCACCCTTAGTGAGCAGATGGACTGGACGATGGTTGCTCCGCGCGCCGTAGTTCGCCGTCACGACGGTACGGTCACCAGCCTGTTTGCTCCACAGGACGCCGGCTTTCACCAGGTCCAGGTCCCGCTCGCCGCGATTGACTTCGAAATCGTCACCGACCTGAGCATTGAGCCTGCGCGATTCTTGTTCGGGCCAAGCGAGCAAGTCGGCTACCCGGCAATGATCACCGAAATCGCCCCGAATCAGGATGGATCCTGCGCTGTAACCGCTACTGAGTACTCGGATGTTTTCTATGCAGACGACGACAACTACCCGCCCGCTGCGGCGTAAACACCAAACCTTATAAGCCCGCCACTGAGCGGGCTTTTTTTCGCCTCGGGGAAAACCATGGCCTATAACACCGGAAATCCTGTTGAGCCGAATGGTTCTACTGACCCGCGAGATTTGATCGATAACGTTCAGATCCTAGATAAGCTGATGAATGGTCCGCTTGGTGAGTGCCTCAGCCGCCTTGGCGTCCCGCTGAAGTCGTGGCAAGGGATCATGAAGCAGGTGACCGATTACCTGATCGCCCAGGGTTATGAGTCTACCTACCTGGTATACGGCGCAAATGTCGTTGTTGACCGACAGACACAGTTGATTCAGCGTTCTGGCGAGCTGTACCGGGTAATGAATGCGTCTGATATCCCGCTGACCTTTACCGGAACCTGGTCTACGGATGCGCCAAAGCTGCAGGCTGTAGGGGATGCCGCTCTGCGCCAGGCTCTTGCAGGCGATGGCGGCGCGTCAATGGTCGGAGAATCATCCGGCGGCACGGTGCAGCAAGGAATCGACTCCTTGCGGTCGGCCGTTGGACGGGCCACCGTTGACATGTCTACAACGCAAAGCAGCCTAAACCAAGTCGTTGACATGCACTATGGAGTGCTTCGAGGCGTGGGCTTTGTTGCTGGAGAGCCAGGAAGCACAACAGCCACTACCGCGACAGCTGCGGTAGGTTCGGGAAAGATTATCCCGGTAGCTTCGACTGCATCATTTGTGGTGGGCCAGCTGATTACATACCTCGGCTCTAACAACGAGTATTACTCGGCCGTAGTCCAGTCGAAAGACTCCAGCGCGCTGACTATACAGACAGATATTGAGCAGCCGATCGCGTCAGGCGCCCTGGTCTCTAACTTCTATAGTGACGTGTCTCATCCAAACCTAAACGGCTTCAAGACAATCGCTGACTATACGATCCGTCACTTGATGCACAAGAGCGAGCGTGTGCTGGTGTGGCGCCCGACAGATGGGTACACCACTCAGGGAACAACTGTCGTAAACATGCTGGCTAGTGTGACTTATGAGAACCCAGGGTCTCCTACGTATCCGTCTCTTGGTATAACGGCTAATTCGGCGCTTGCTGGCGTGGTAACTCCAGCCTGGGACTTGCCAGCTGGGAATTACGTTGTGCGCGTCACTATTACCCCAGTGCTGAGTGGATCCCCAAATCAAACGCTTGCTGTAACAGCTGCAGTACGAGAAACCGTTGCTGGCGTGCCGACTACAATTTCTGCTGGCACCGGGTATGGATCGAGACCTACCTGCATAAAGCTTGCATTCCGGAAGCGTCCTAACTCGACATTTCAAATCGTAATTACCGCGCCGTCAGCTGGTCAGCAGTTTGCGGTCTCCGAGATCGAAGTTAACCGCCCAAAATCAAACCTGCGGACGCTTGATCGTGGTGTATACGTAACCCTCGGCGATTCCTGGATTGCTAACCCAGGGATGACTGAGCGATTTCAGGAACGCCTTCCCAACGCGACTTTCTACGCAAGAGGTGTAGGTGGAAACAGAATGGACCAGTTGTGGGGCCGATTCGAAACTGACGTTGCGCCCCTCAACCCTGATGTCGTGATTTGGATCGCGAGCACCAACGATATCGCTCAGGGATATCCAATAGAAACGTTCTCATACAATATGGGAATTCTGCTCAGCAAGATCAACGAAATAGGGGCTGACGCGATTGGCTTTAACGCGACAGTCGGATCACCAGCACATCCAACGCTGGGGGATCTTCTGACCCCTTCACGCAACTATGCAAATCAGATCGCTTATCTGTCAGAAGCAACAGACAGAAAGGGGGCTGGCTACGCTTCTCAGCGTCTCAATATACCTATCGCGTTGAGCATTCCAGCATCGTCGACACGAAGAGTAGCAGTGTTCCCGGGAACAACCACGCGTTCTGCGACGCTGAACAAGCTGTACGCAATCGGTCAGCTCGGCGCCGTCACAGGCAACATCCGATTTGGATATGGGGGTTCAGCTGGAGGAACGATCAGCGAAGATCTTCAAACGCTGGCGCTATCTACGACCATACGCACCAATGTCGCAGTAACCAAAGCTGCGGCTACAGAGCGATTCCTGCTTGTGGAAGTGGAAAATACGAGTGGCACGGCTCTGGATGTAATTGGTTTCATCGAGGCGACATGGACCCCAAGTTAATTAAGACACCTTGAATTAACCCGCTGATGCGGGTTTTTTATTGCCTGGAGAAAAGTATGTCGACCACCGAAACCCGAGGGGTGCGCAATAACAACCCCGGCAACATCGATTACAACCCGGCCAACCAATGGCAGGGCCAGCTCAAGCCCGACCCAGCTATCGAAAAACGCTTTGCCCGATTCGATACGCCGGAGAACGGCATTCGCGCCCTGGGTAAGTTGCTGCTGACATACCAGCGAAAGCATGGGTTGAAAACCGTGAAGTCGATCATCAACCGGTGGGCACCGTCGGTAGAGAACGACACCGCTGCGTATGTTCGCGCTGTTGAAGCCAATACCCGAACCCGGCCTGGTGCCGAGATCGACCTGAGCCAGCCGGCGATGATGACTGGCTTCGTCAAGGCAATCATTCATCACGAGAACGCTGGATATGCCTATCCCGACACCGTTCTGGCTGAAGGCGTACGGCGGGCACTGGCATGACGCCGGTGCAGAAGCTGGCCGGCCTGGCGGTGATGGTCCTGGCGCTTATGGCCAGTGCCGCGGGCGTGACCTGGCAGGTGCAGAACTGGCGGATGGGCAAGAAGCTGGCCGAACAGGCCGGCCTGCATCAGGACGACCTGGCCAGGATCAGCACGGTCGCCGCCGCCCAGGCCCGCGCCGAGCAGGATAAGCGCCTGGCCACCGAGCAACAGCTCGCCATCCAGGACCAACAACACACCAAGGAATTGACCGATGCCCAACGTACCCAAGCTGCTCTGCGCGATCGCCTTGCCACTGCTGATGTGCGGCTGTCAGTCCTTATCGACGCAGCGGATACAGCCAGTGGCTGCAACGTGCCTGCCGCCTCCAGCGCCGTCGGCGTGGTTCATGCAGCCCGTCGAGCCCAACTTGACCCAGCGCATGCTCAAAGAATTCTCGCCATCACCGGTGACGGGGATAACGCCGTGATCGCGCTGCGGGCGTGCCAGGCGTATGTCAGGGCTATCACGCGCTGAACTTCGCTTAACATCGAAAAAGTGGCAGACTCGGCCGTGGCCGGGGAGGGCCGTACCTATGAGAGGACTATTCGGCGCCGCTGTTCTGCTAGCCATTGGCGGGTGCGCAAACCATCCATTGGATTGTGCAATTGGCATCATCGCCTGGGATGACTGTTTGCCGGGGACCAAAGGATATGAGGTGAGGCAGCAGAGCTTGAAGAATCTCTCAGCAGCCCGAGCGGAAAAGAGCGCAACTGACGATGCCATGTGCCAGTCCTACGGAGCCAAGCCAGGGACTGACGCATACATCAATTGCAGGGTACAGCGGGACAAGTAGGCGCTTCCTACACTGCGGACCTTATCAAGTCCGGGTCTTTGTTCCGCACAGTGCCCACGGCAGTTTCGACCTTCAAACGCTAGAAGGTTTCGAGCCGGTTCCGGGCAATATTGTGTATGAAGTTTTCCTCCTCTGTAGAAAATTTATCTGTATGCATATACAGTTGCGTCGATCAAAATTGCCACTATTCAGGAGAGCTTATATGTCAATATACAGTGATACCCCCTACGTTTTTACCCCAGATCCCAATGTTGATAACGGGCCGCAAATTCGCTCTATTCTGCTGGCCGGTTACCGCTGGCTTCAAATCAATGGAACTGAATGTCCTATTGGGACAACAGTTCTTCTGAACCGTGATGACAACTGGCCGTACAGTGGGCAGATCATAGAGCCTGCACCAGGGATCGATAAGGTCACTATTGATGTATCAGGGATCGGTCGTAATCCGCTGGATCCAACAGATCCAAGTTATGCTGCCATCGACTACCAGGGTAATGTTCGCCCGGGCAGTTATTTGACTGCGCCGGCCTACGTAAACACGACAGAAATCTCTGTGGCTGACACTTCTCCCTACACGAACGGTTCTTGGATCGTTATTTCTGACGCCTCAACTGACTTTGATACCTATCCGATGCCGCTGGATGGGCCAATGGAGGTCAGGCAGGTTATCTACGTTCTGGCTAACTCATTGATTATCAACCGAGTCATTAAACGAGATCATCCGGAAAACGCCATCGTTGCTTTGTGTGAGCCCATCAAGAATGTGTACATCCGAAACCTGGAGTTCACGGGGGACTGTGCTGTAGCTCTGCACATGCACTATGCGCAGCAATGCGTGATTGAAAACATCACATCTTCTGACTGGGCGGGCAGGACGCTGCTTCTGCTCGATAATGGCGGAGAGTACAACACCATCCTCAACAGCTACTGTACGGGCACTGAGGCTGGTACAGAGGATGATCAGAACACTTGGGGCGTCGTTGTGGAGGGTCAGGACTCGACGCGAATTATTAACTCCGGCGGTGAGAACTGTGGCGTTGGCCAGGGCATGAACTACTGCATTGACACTGTGTCTGTAAACGCAATGGCGCGCTTCAACACGGTTAATGTCGGGGTGTATACCTCGTCCATCCGTTCTGGCTTGTTGCGGCCGCAAGTAGCCTCGCCACTGGTCCTCGATAGTGTCATCACCGATGACTGCGAAAACTGTTACATCGTTGAGCCAATCCAATTTATCTAGAGGGCATGTGGCCTGAACAAAACATTGGGTTTTGTGTTCGGTCGGCAGGACGCCGGGGATGAACCTATAAAGGCTCAGTGACTTTACGAGTGACTTCGTAAATTACGGTTCCGCACTGTTAGGCATCGTTGCAGCGAGCGCCAGGCGCGAAGCCTTGTGTTTAGCGGCCTGTAGAGATGTCCGCTTGCATGGGGTGCTAGGGGTCGAGTGTTCGAATCACTCCGTCCCGACCATATAATTCAAGGGGTTGCGAGATTTTATCTCGCGACCCCTTTTTATTTTTAGGCGTTTTTACCCCTACAAAAGCTCTGGCTCTTGGTGGAATTTTCAGCTGATACAAAGGTCATGGCGCGAGGAGAGTGCCTCGCTGTGTCCTGGTCGCTTGAGCAGAAGGGGGCGACCGTTAAAGAGCCTTTTCCGGCGCCGGTTGGTCGTTGGGTTGGGCGATGATTGTTTTGAGTTCTGCGCTCATGGGGAATTTGAGATTCAAGCCTTTGGGAGGGATGGGCTGAGTAAACCATTTATCGTAGATGGCGTTGATTTCGCCCGAGACGAAAAGTGACTTGATCGAGTCATCCACGACTTTTTTGAGATCCGGATCACCCCGACGCATTGTGCAACCATAGATTTCGTTGGATTGCGGGGTGCCGGTCACCACCCAATCTTCCGGTTTCTTTGCCTTGGCCATCTCGCCCGCCAGCAATGCGTCGTCCTGCATAAACGCAATGGCGCGGCCGGACTCGAGCATTTGGTAAGACTCTCCAATGTCTTTGGCAGAGATGACGTTCATGTTCATCTTTTTCTCGGCATTTATGACCTTGAGCATCCGTTCGGCAGTGCTGCCAGCAGTGGTCACTACGTTCTTGCCATTGAGATGGTCAAAGTCTTTGTAGATCGAATCCTTTCGGACCAACAGTCGAGTGCTGGCTTCGAAGATGCCGACTGAAAATTCGACTTGCTGCGCCCTCTCTGCGGTATTGGTTGTAGAACCGCACTCCAGATCGACAGTACCGTTTTGCACAAGCGGGATGCGCGTTTGTGACGTCACCAGGTTGTACCGTACGTTCAGCTCGGGCATCTCAAGTTCCTGCTTGATAGCGTCGACAATTTTCAATTGGATGTCATGCGAGTAGCCAACTGGTTTGCCGGAAGCGTCGGCGATGTAGGAGAACGGAATTGAAGAGTCTCGGTGCCCCAGGGTTATGGTCCCCGAGTTCTTAATTTTTTTAAGTGTACCGGTAAGTTCGGCAGCCATCGCTGGCGTGAAGGTTAACGCCGCAGTCAGCGTAACGCCCAGCATTGCAGGGAAGACTCGCATCAAAAGCTCCTCATAAAGGTGGGGCGAGTCTTTTTCTGACTCGCCCATCTTTGGCTCAGCGGACGTTTTCGCTGGGCCTGGCGACTTGCTTGTTGTTAGTGACGGTCCAGCCAGACGGTCTGTGCATTACAGAATTCGCGCACACCGAAATGCGAAAGCTCACGGCCAAACCCGCTTTTCTTTACGCCGCCGAAGGTGACGCGTGGGTCGGTTGCGCAATAGCCATTGATGAACACGCCTCCGGTTTCCAGTTCGCCAGCCAGCTTCTGGGCCAGTTGGACATTGCGTGTGTAGATGGTCGAGGCGAGCCCAAATTCACTGTCGTTAGCCAGTTCCAATGCATGTGCGGCGTCCCGCGCGGTGATGATCGATGCCACGGGCCCAAACAATTCCTGTTTGAATGAGGTCATCTGGTCGGTGACATCACCAAAGACCGTAGGCTCGTAGTAGTTGCCAGGGCCTTCGGCCTTTCTGCCTCCCAACAACAAGGTCGCACCTTCTTCCAGGGTGTCTCGGACCTGACGATCCAGTTCATCGCGCAAATCAAAGCGGGCCATGGGCCCTATGTAAGTGTCTGTGGCCAGTGGATCGCCGATGACCAACTTGGAGGTGGATTCGACAAACTTGCGGGTAAATTCCTCGACAACGCCTTGTTCGACAATTAAGCGTTTAGCCGCCGCGCAGACTTGTCCGGTGTTTTGGTAGCGGCCAATCACAGCGGCTTTGACAGCTTCGTCCAGGTCGGCGTCGTTGAGCACTATGAAGGGATCTGAGCCACCCAGTTCCAACACACATTTTTTCAAAGCTGCACCCGCCTGTGCCCCAATAGCCATGCCCGCTCGGACGCTGCCAGTGAGCGTGACCGCGGCGATGCGAGTGTCTGTTATCGCAGTGGAGACACCGTCGGGCGTGACATTGATGACTTCGAACACACCTTCAGCAAAGCCGGCGCGCTTGAACGCGTCTAGTAGCAGATAGGCGCATCCCATCACGTTCGGCGCATGTTTGAGGACGTAGGTATTGCCGGCAATCAACGCCGGGACGGCGCCACGCAGCACCTGCCAGATCGGAAAGTTCCAAGGCATCACGGCGAGAATCGGACCCAGTGGACGATATTCAATTCGTGCCTTTCCGCCCTCAACCTGAGTGGGTTCGGCGGTTAGCATGGCGGGGCCGTGCTCGGCGTACCACTCACAGAGTTGCGCACACTTTTCAATCTCACCGCGCGCCTGAGTGTTGGGTTTGCCCATCTCTTGAGTGATCATCTTCGCCATCGCTTCTGCGTTGTCGCGCAATGCCCTTGCCAAAGCGATCAGTGCTTGCGAACGCATTTCGACGGGTTGGCTACGCCAGGTGGAAAACCCCTTGTTAGCACGTGACAGTGATGCCTCCAGTTCCGATGCGGATTCGAAGGGGTAGTGGCCGATCTGCTCACCATTGGCGGGATTGATTGAAATGGCATGGGTAAGGCTGGAAACGTTAGTCATGACACCGTCCTGTAGGATGGGAATGGATTCATAGCTTCTAAGCAACGGCGCCGGTGTTGAATCAGGTCGCGCGAGCCAAAATGGATTGCGCGCGACCAATGACCGGCGCATCGACCATTTGCCCATCCAGCACGAAAACGCCTTCACCTGAACGAGCGGCTTCGATAATGCGTTGCGCCCAGTGCAATTCTTCCTGGCTTGGTTTTAGCGCCTGATGAATGATCGCGACTTGGGTTGGATGGATACAAAGCGCGCCACCAAAGCCCATGTCGCGTGCAAAATGAACCGCGCGTAGTAGCCCAGCGGTGTCCTGGATCGACGGAAATACTCCATCCAACGCTGGAGCGAGCACTGCAACCCGGGTGGCGAGCAAAACGGCGTAGCGCGCATGGCTAAGGATTTCTTCGGCGGCATGGCTGCCAGTAGTCAGGTTCAGGTCCAGACCCAGATCCAGACTACCGAACGACAACCGCTCAACGCCTTGAGTGCCGGCAATTTCGTTGAGTGCTGACAAGCCCTTCGCGCTCTCGATGATTGGCCAAATCGGTTTTTCGGTACCGGCAGCTGTGGTGACCTGTTTCGCGCTTTCTGCTTTGGGTAGCAGAATTCCGATAACGCCGGCGTGGCGTCGGCAAAGATCCAGATCCGCAACATGCGCCCAGTGATCCGGGGCATTCACTCGGACCAGAATCCGTGCATCCGGGGCTTCGCTCAGGAACGCGTCGAGATTATCCCTCGCCTGCTCCTTGAGGTTTTCTTGCACGGCATCTTCCAAGTCAACGATGACTCGATCCGCCCCGGTGGCAATAGCTTTTGAGATGCGCTCTGGTCGAGTAGCCGGCACGAACAGGGCGGAGCGAACAATTGATTTGCTCATGGCGTTGCTCCATTGCTGAACTCGATCTCTCCGATCTGTGCTGTGCCGTCCTGATTGCCAGCCCAGACCTGTGCCTTGCCGTTTTCGATTAGACGTCCGCCCACCTGGAAAGGCTTAGGCGAAATCAGAGGTCGTACTCCGCGGAATGCGAAACGCTCCAGGCGCGCAGTTGGATGCGCTTTGGTAAAGGCACGCAAATTCAACGTGGCGATCAATGGACCATGTACCACCAGCCCCGGATAACCTTCGGTCTCTGTCACATACGGCCAGTCATAGTGAATACGATGACCATTGAAGGTCACTGCGGAATAGCGAAACAGCAGGGTTGGAGTGGGCTCTATCCGTTCCTGCCATTGGCCTTCAGGTAGCTTTTCGGTACCGTTCAGTTTGGGCGGGGAAGGTTCACGGTAAACAATGTCCTGATCGTCTTGAAGGGCGCGTTTGCCGTCCTGGAAAAACTCATGGCGTACTGTGACGAACAATAAGGAACCCGTGCGACCGTGCTTCTCCTCGACGTTGAGGATGGTCGATACACAGGTCACTTCAGCATCCACTTTTAATGGCTGGAAAAACTCAATTCGGCTTCCCGCCCACATGCGATTGCGGTTATGGGCCGGCGGCAAAAATCCCCCAAGCGCTGGATGGCCGTCCGGCCCCAGTTCGCTGGCACCCACCGGCTCCTGGAAAAATGCCCAGTGCCACAGGGGCGGCAGTGGCTCACCGGGTTGTGGAGCCGACTCTTCCAATGTCGCGGCAATGCGTCTGACCAGAGTGAAACTGATCCGGTCCTGGCTTTCCTGACGTCGTCCAATCCAGGCGGAAAAATCGGAACTGCTGCTCATATTCTTTGCTCCAGTCGGTCAGTGATCAGGCCAGGATGGCCATTTCTGGAATCGCTTCAAAAAGATCCGCCACCAGGCCGTAATCGGCCACCTGGAAGATCGGCGCTTCTTCGTCCTTGTTGATCGCAACGATCACTTTGGAGTCTTTCATGCCGGCCAAGTGCTGGATCGCGCCGGAAATACCGACGGCGATGTACAGCTGTGGAGCAACGATCTTGCCGGTCTGACCGACCTGCATGTCGTTGGGTACGAAACCTGCGTCCACTGCCGCGCGGGAAGCGCCAACAGCAGCGCCCAGCTTGTCGGCCAGGGCGTACAGGTGCTTGAAGTTATCGCCGTTCTGCATGCCGCGGCCGCCGGAAACGACGATCTTGGCAGCGGTCAGTTCCGGACGATCGGACTTGGCCAGTTCTTCACCAACGAAGCTGGAAGTACCGGCGTCGTGAGCAGCAGCCACCGATTCAACGGCAGCCGAACCACCTTCAGCGGCAACCGGGTCGAAACCGGTGGCACGCACGGTGATCACTTTCACTGCAGCGTTGGACTGTACGGTCGCGATGGCGTTACCGGCGTAGATCGGACGCTGGAAGGTGTCAGCGCTGACCACGGCGATGATCTCGGAGATCTGGTCAACGTCCAGCTGCGCGGCAACGCGTGGCAGGATGTTTTTGCCGGTGGAAGTAGCGGCAGCCAGGATGTGGCTGTAGCCCTTGCCCAGTTCAGCGACCAGAGGAGCAACGTTTTCCGGCAGCTGGTGAGCGTAGGTAGCGTTGTCGGCAACCAGCACTTTAGCCACGCCAGCCACTTTCGCAGCGGCTTCAGCCACGGCGCCAGCGCCCTGGCCTGCAACTAGAACGTGGATGTCAGCGCCGATTTTGACGGCAGCAGCCACGGTGTTCAGCGTGGCCGGGGCCACTACTTTGTTGTCGTGTTCAGCGATTACCAAGATAGTCATGATTAGGCTCCTAAGCTCAAAGCACCTTCGCTTCGTTTTTCAGTTTCTCGACCAGTTCAGCCACCGACTTGACCTTGATACCCGCGCTGCGTGCAGCAGGCGCTTCGACTTTCAGGGTTTTGTTGGTGGAGGCGGTGGAAACGCCCAAAGCGTCCGCAGTCAGCACGTCGAGAGGCTTCTTCTTGGCTTTCATGATGTTGGGCAGCGACGCGTAGCGCGGCTCGTTCAAACGCAGGTCGGTGGTGACGATGGCCGGCAGTTTCAGGGAAACTGTCTGCGCGCCGCCGTCGATTTCACGGGTAACAGCCACGCTGTCGCCGCTGATTTCGACTTTCGAAGCGAACGTGCCCTGACCGTAGCCGCTCAATGCAGCGAGCATCTGGCCAGTCTGGTTGTTGTCGCTGTCGATGGCTTGTTTGCCAAGGATCACCAGCTGTGGCTGTTCCTTGTCGACAACAGCCTTGAGCAGCTTGGCAACGGCCAGGGAAGTCAGATCTTCGGCGGATTCGACGAGGATGGCGCGATCGGCACCCTGAGCCAGCGCGGTGCGCAGTTGCTCTTGAGCGGTGGACGGGCCGATGGAGACGACAACGATTTCGGTCGCAACACCCTTTTCTTTCAGGCGTACGGCTTCTTCCACGGCGATCTCGCAGAACGGGTTCATCGACATTTTCACGTTGGCGAGGTCGACGCCGGAATTGTCCGCCTTAACGCGAACCTTGACGTTGTAGTCGACCACTCGTTTCACAGCTACCAGCATTTTCATTGGGCAGTGTTCTCTCGAAAAACTTTGATTGTTGCAGGCAGGTTTTTTGTTTTCAGATGAAGGCTAAATCGCCCCGGCTGCGCGCATTTGTTCAATACGGTCTGTACCCAGACCCAGTTCCCTGAGCACCTGTTCGGTGTGCTGACCGAGGCCCGGTACGGCATCCATACGTGGCTCGAACGCGCTGTTGCTGCCGGGAGGTATCAAGCTCGGGACGGTGCCGGCGGAGGTTTCGACTTCCCGCCATCGGTCACGTGCCTGAAGTTGCGGATGGTCCCAAACACCTTGCATGTCGTTGACCCGGGCGTTCGCAATTTGCGCATGCTCTAACCGATCAAACACGGCATCGAAATTGAGTGTGGAGAACGATTCAACGATGAGTGCCCGCAGCGCTTGACGGTTTTCGACGCGCTTGAAGTTGGCAGAGAAGCGTTCGTCTTTCGCCAGTTCAGGAGTAAGCAGTACCTTGTCGCAAAACAGCCGCCACTCTCGTTCGTTCTGCAACCCCAGCATGACTGTGGTGCCGTCACCGATAGGGAAGGGGCCATAGGGGTAGATCGTGGCGTGCGCGGCGCCGGCGCGAGGGGGAGGTGTAGCGCCGTCGTAGGCGTAGTACATCGGGTAGTTCATCCACTCGACCAGGCTTTCCAGCATCGACACATCGAGGTGGCTACCTTCGCCAGTGCGTCCACGCAACAGCAAGGCAGATAGAATTCCGGTGTAGGCGTACATGCCGGCCGAGATGTCAGCAATCGAGCAACCGGCCTTGGCCATTTCTTCCTCACCCGGTCCGCCGGTGACCGATAGGAATCCGCCTTCGCTCTGGATCAACAGGTCATAGGCTTTTTTCTTTTCATACGGGCCGCCT